AAATGTATTTGCCTCTCGTGTTTATGATCATGATGTTGTGCCATCGCTCAGCATTTACACGTTAAGCGAGGAAGTGGGTGAGGAATCCTCCAACAAACAACTTAGGTTGTTAAATATTGTGGTTGAGGCGCGAGCCAAAGCCGGCACTAATTTAGACAATACTTTAGACACCATCGGTGCTGAGGTAGAAGCGGCCATTTTTGCCAGTGGTGACACCACGTTAAGTGGCAAATGCAAAGACATTGATTTTGATGGGATAGACATTGAACTATCCGGCGATTCTGATCAACCGGTGGGATTAATGAATATGCGATTTGTTTGCTTGTATCGAGTGGATAAATCAGATGTAACAACTTTAATTAGTTAAAGGAGGCAATATGCCAAAAATGTATAAAGATGGATCTGAGGCAATCGTGGTACACGAGTCACAAATTCATAATGCGCAAGCACGAGGTTGGTCGATCGAAAAAACGACTAAGGAAAAAAAAATTAAATCTAAAGGAGTAAAGGCAAATGGGAATTCATAAAGGTAGTGAGGGCGTTGTAAAAGTTGGATCTGATACAGTCGCCGAAATTAAAAGTTATAGCATTGAAGAAAGTGCTGAAACAATTGAAACAACAACATTGGGCGATGCGGCGAAAACATTTACCGCCGGCACAACATCATTTAGTGGATCAATGGATGCAAATTGGGATGAAACCGATACCGCACAATTGGCCATGACAGCGGGTGCAGAAATAACGATCAGTATTTATCCAGAGGGAACTGCAACCGGTGCTAAATATAAAACCGGCACAGCGATTATTGATTCAATTTCAATTGAGGGATCGCAAGATGACATGGTGGCAACGTCATTCTCATTTACTGGATCTGGTGCATTAAGCGATACAACAGCATAATCGATGAATTACACTAACATCGCCAAAAGCCAATTTAAGGATCGCATCAGCGGTGATTTGTTGTCAATTGATGTGCCGGAATGGAAAGACGATAATGGCGAAACTGCCAAAATCTATTTTAAAGCGGCCACTAATTTCAAGATCCAAGGACAGATTTTAAGATTGGTAAACGAGGGTAAGCCAGATGAAGCCATTATTATGACTTTTATCTTGCGATCACTTGATCAAGACGGCAAACAAATCTGGCGCAAAATCCACATGACTGAAATCATGAATGAGTTTGACCCGGATATTGTGTCGCGCGTTGTTAATGCAATGAATGAGATTGAGCCGGATGAGGGCGAGGCACTAAAGAGTTAAAGTCAGATCGTGATTTGCTTTTTTTGTATGAATTAGCAGAACATCTACACAAAACGGTGGATGAAATTATGGATTTGACGGTGGATGAAATTGTAATGTGGTCGGCTTATTTTAGACTGAAGCAGGAAAGGAAATAATGGCAGCAAATGCAAGCGCAAGATATGTAATCACCGCTGAGAACAAAACACAGAAAGCGTTTAAGTCGATTAAAAAATCACTTAAATCGGTGGGTGGATCAGCGGCCGCACTCGGTAAAAACATCTCAACCAAGATGCTTGCGCCGATGGGTGCGTTTGCGGGCTTCTCTTTAAAGACTGCCGGTGATTTTGAGTCGGCAATGAATAAAGTGTCGGCGATCAGTGGATCAACCGGTGAAACCTTAAAAGCGTTAGAAAACCAAGCCAAAGAACTCGGCCGCACTACACAGTTTAGTGCATCTGAGGCAGCCGATGCGATGGGTTTCTTATCGATGGCAGGTTTTGATGCGCAAAAAACCATGGCGGCCATGCCTGGCATTTTGGATTTGGCAGCAGCATCTTCAACTGATCTTGCGACCACGGCAGATATTGCATCCAATATCTTATCCGGTTTGGGTATGGAGGCAAGCAAAACCGGGCAACTTGCCGATGTAATGGCGAAAGCCACCGCCAGTGCCAACCTTAATGTGTTGGAACTTGGTGAGGCGATGAAGATGGCAGCACCAATGGCCGATGCGGCCAATCTCTCACTTGAGGGAATGACTGCAATCATGGGTAAGATGGCGGATGCCGGTATCAAGGGAACGATGGCCGGCACAGCGGTCAAGGCCGGAATTACCAAGCTATTAAACCCAACCAAACAAGTGAGCGCCGCACTCGATGGCATGGGTGTGAGTGTTAGTAATTCAGACGGGTCAATGCGTAATTTTATTGACATCCTTACTGATCTTGAAAAAGCCGGTGCAGGTGCAGCAGAATTTACTAAGATATTTGGTGAACGAGCCGGCCCGGCATTATTAGCATCTACCAAACAAGGTGTGGGTGCAATTAAAGAGTTGAAAGCCAAACTGCAAGATGCCGGCGGTACAGCTAAAACCATGGCCGATACTCAAATGAAAGGTTTGAATGGCTCGATCAAGAAACTCAAATCAGCCTTTGAGGGTTTGCAACTCGCAGTGGCTAATAGTGGCCTGCTTGAGTGGGCAACCAAGATGACCGATAAACTCACCGCCTTTATGGCAAAGATCAGTGGCACGGGTGGTGCAATGAGTGGACTCGGATCAGACATTGCTGCATTTGCAGCAGTGATCCAAGAAAAACTCGCAGTCGCATGGAAAATTATTACCGATATTTTTGGTGGTTTTTCGCAATATTTAGAGCCGATCAAACAAGCGTGGGGTGAGTTGGGTACAGCTTGGGATGATTTAATGGCATCGATTTTTGGCGCTGAGAGTGCCGGACAAGCGGAAAGCATGAAAGCGTTTTGGACTGCTATTGGTCAATTATTAGGGGTGACAATCAAATTAGCGGTCACCGCTGTTACATTAGCATTTAAAGGATTGGGTGTGGCGATTGAGGGCGTGAAAGCCATTTGGAATGGTTTGAGTGAACTTGCTAATCGAGTGATGACGGGCGTTAAAGATGCATTAATGAAGCCAATCATCCAACTTATGAAAGGTATTAAAAAAGTCGCTGAAAAATTGCCCGATTTTATCGGTGATCCGGCAGAAAAAGCCATTGATCGCATGCTAACCGCATTTAAAAAAGGTGAAGATGAAGCGGTAGGGCATTCAATCATCCCCGATATGGTGGATAAAATTGGTGATCATATGAATCGTTTGCCATCACTAATGGCAGATCCTGCCAAAGCGGCAGCAGATGCAACACTAGATACATTCGATAAACTAGGCAAAGGGATTGAGGGCGGCATGGTGGGTGTTATTCGTGGAACCCAATCTATGAAAAATGTATTTAAATCCACTTTAAATTCAATGATTGATGATGCTTTAAGGGCGCAAGTTATCAAGCCGATACTTAATTCTATTTTTGGAGGACTTGGTGGTTTGTTTGGTGGTGGTGTTAGCACTTCTGCACTACAAGCCGCAGGCATGAACGTATCTCCAACAGCAAGTTTTGCAGGCGGAAGTTTTGCCAAAGGCGGCAGACCGCCAAAAGGCAGGCCATCATTAGTGGGTGAACGTGGTGCAGAGTTATTTGTGCCAGATACAGCAGGCACGATCGTACCAAACAATCAATTGGGCGGCGGTCAAACTATTAATGTGACTTACGCACCACAGATCAATGCGCTTGATCCGAGAACAGCAGCAACCGTGATCGCTGAGAATGCACCAACGATTGTGGGTGTGATTAGACAAGCGTTTAATCGTAATGGTAAGGCGGTGGCAATATGAGTGGATCGTTTCCAACAACACCAGTGGCAGATAGTATAAAGATCACCAGTATTACACCAACATTGGTAAGTTTAACGCATAGTCTTAAACGCCAGGCACGATCGCGCGGCGGCCAAAGGTGGACTATTTCAGCCACTTATGCGCCATTATCGCGTGCAGAATTTGCACCGATCTGGGCGTTTGCTCAGCAACAACGAGGTCAATATGGCATATTTACCTACCAACCGCCTATTTATAAAGACACATCCGGCACCGCTACCGGCACATTACTTGTAAATGGTGGCGATAGTGCTGGCGATTCATCTATTGCTTGTGATGGTTTAACGGGTACATTAAAAGCTGGTGATTTTATTAAATTTGCCAGTCACGATAAAGTCTACACGCTAACATCAGATGCCACAACAACACTGGCAATTGAGCCTCCATTAATGAGTGCGGTGGCCGATAATGAGGCAATCACTTATAATAATGTGCCATTCACTATGGCGTTTGATGCAGACATACAAGAGATGGGCGTATCAACAGCCGGCTTTGTGTCTTATCAAATATCATTAGTTGAGGCGGTTTAGTGGATAGATCTTCAACGGTAGCTTTTCAAACCGAGGTTGCAAAACTTCAAAATCACCCGGTGCATTTTGTATCGGTGCATTTTGACGATGAAATCCTTTATATGACAGATGCCTATAAAGATATTGTTTACAACTCAAACACTTATATCGCCGTTGGTCATTTAATGGGGTTTTCAGATATTGAAGAAGCTGCCGAGGTGATGGTGTCAAGTGTGACATTATCACTCGGCGGCGTGGATCAAGTATGGGTGTCGCGCGTTTTAAATCAAGCCTATATTGACCGCACGGTAAAAATTTATACCGCTTTTTTAAACGATGCTCAAACATTAATAGTAGATCCAATATTAATTTTTGAGGGTCGTATGGACTCACCAACGATTAATGAAGATCCGGACAGTGGGCAATCAACAGTATCAATCTCGGCCACCAATGCTTGGGTGGATTTTAGCCGTAAAACCGGCAGGCATACCAATCATGAGGAAACTCAGGTGCATTTTCCTGGTGACAAAGGTTTTGAGTTTGCCTCAGAAATTGTAAAAGACGTTATTTGGGGTAAGCCGTCATGATCCCAGAGATTGAAATCAAACTGCACGATTATGTACAAAGCGAGATTGGTAAGCCGTTTGAATTTGGTAAGCACGACTGTCCACTATTTGTACTTGGAGCGATGGATATCATGACCGGTGATAATCGCCGAGAGGAGATGACCGGCTTATGGCACGATCAAAAATCTGCCTGGAAGTACGCAAGAAAACACGGCGATATTTGCGATCATTTGAAAAAGTACAGTTTTAAAAGTGTGGATTATCAATACATGCAAACCGGTGACATTATTGTCATGGAGCAGCGACTTGCACACGAGAAAAAATGGCGATCAGTAGCGATTTGTATTGGCTCTAAAGTGGCCGTTGTTACCGAAGAAAACGGCGTCGAGTTAGTCACCATTAACAACATTCCAAATATGACGGAGGTTATGCGATGGCAGTGACAGTAATTGCCATTGGTTCATCTTATGCCGGAGCGGCAGCGGCAACGGCATTATATGGTGCAGCAGCAGTAGGAACATTTGCTTATATCGCCACCTCGGCGGTGGTTGCTTACGGTGTATCGGCTGTTGCTGGATCAGCTTTTGGACTTGATAAAGCCGACGCGCAGCAGTTTGCAGATACAGCTTCTGGTATTTTAATAAACAAGTCAGCCAATGATGCGCCAATCTCCGTGGTATATGGTCAACGCAAAGTTGGTGGTACGCGTGTTTTAATGGAGATCACCGGCGCTAATAACGAATTTCTACACATGGTTCTCGCTATTTCTGAGGGCGAGATTGGTTCATTTGAAAATATCTATTTAAACGATGTTTTATCAACCGATTCCCGTTTTGATGATGCGCTTAATGTTTACACTCATAACGGATCAGACACGCAAGCGGCAGATTCAAATTTAGTTAGCGCAGTTAGCGGGTGGACTTCAAATCATCAACTCAAAGGTACAGCCTATTTATATTTAAAATTTGAATATGATCAAGATGCTTACGCATCTGGCTTGCCAACTATTACAACAGACATTAAAGGCGTAAAGGTTTATGATCCACGCACATTAGACACAGCTTGGAGCGATAATCCAGCATTATGTATTAGAGATTATTTAACAAACACCAGGTATGGCCGTGGAATTGAAACATCTCTAATAAATGATGCAACTTTTAATGCTGCTGCAAACTATTGCGATGAGAATGTGACCATTGGCGGTGTGAGTAAAAAACGCTATACCTGCAATGGTGTGGTAGATGCTTCACAAGGATCAATGGATATTTTAAAGAAGCTACTCACTGCTTGCCGAGGTTTTTTGATTTTTTCTGGCGGTAAATACAAGCTAGTGATCGATAAGCCGGAAACGGCCGGATTTACTTTTAGTGAAGATAATATAATCGGTGCGTGGTCAATTTCATTAGGGAATAAAAATAATCAGTTTAACCGCATGCGCGCCAACTTTTTTAATCCGGATAGACAATGGCAACCAGATATTGCGGTCGTTGATTCAACAGTATTAAGAACACAAGATAACGGCTTACTACTTGAAAAAACCATCGATCTGCCATTTACCTCTGATATTGATCGTGCGAAGATGATTACCACGATTAATTTAAACCAATCAAGGCAGCAAATAGCTTGTGAGTTTACCGCTACAATTGAGGGATTAAAAACCGAGGTTGGTGATGTTGTATATATATCTCACGCCACGCCAGGTTGGGCATCTCTTAATTCGGGATCTGGAAAACTTTTTAGAGTGTTGCGAATTACCTTACAAAATAACGACGAAGTCAGAATACTTGCCGTTGAATATGATGCTAATGCTTATGACTTTGGCACTATTCAAGTGTCAGATGGCGCACCAAATACTAATTTACCAGATGCTAGTCAAATTGGACAGCCAAACGGTTTATCAGCAACTGAGGAATTATATGTAACAAACACATCTCAAGGCGCACAAGTTAGAGCAAATCTTTCCTGGGGTCAGCCAACAGATGCTTTTATTGTTAGCTATGATGTTGAATATAAAAACGGCACAGCCGACTGGGAGTTTGTAACATCAACCAAGCGATTAACGGCACAAGTTGGCAATCTTAAAGCTGGTGAATATTACTTTAGAGTTAGGGCGATCAATACAATGGGTGTCCGTTCTAATTGGACAGAAACATCTAAGATTGTATTAGCTGGATTAACAACCCCACCATCTGCGATAACTAATTTTAGTGTTAGAGCGATTGATGGCTCGTGTCATCTTCAGTGGGATAGAGTGACCGACTTAGATGTACTACACGGTGGCTATATTAGAATCAGACATACACCAATGATATCGGGTGTTACTTGGGCGCATGGTACAGATATTGGTGAAGCGTTAGCGGGTACAGCAACAAATGTTGTGTTGCCATTGTTAGCGGGTACTTATATGGCTAAGGCTGTTGATAGTGCTGGAAACTTCTCAACTGATGATATTCAAGCATTTACAACCGTTCCGAATATTATGTCGTTTAATGTTGTTTCAACATTGACCGAACACCCAACCTTTACTGGCCAGAAAGAAGATACAACTACATCTGGTTCGGTGTTGCGTTTAGATGGCGCACCAAATCCTATTATTTTAGAAGATGGCTTCCAATTATTAACCGAAGCTGGTGAAACACTTGAAACAGAAGTGGCACAATCAGCGGTTGTTGATGCTTATGGTGAATATTACTTTGCTAATGACTTAGATCTTGGTGATGTATATACAAGCCGTGTATCAGCTAATATTGTGGCTTCTGGTTATGTTGTAAGTGATGTTGTAGACAATAGAGCAGACAATATTGATACGTGGGCAAACTTTGATGGTGAACCCTCAGATGCGGTATCAGCACAGCTACAAATCAGAACAACAGCAGACAACCCAGCAGCATCTCCAACGTGGACAACTTGGAATCCTTTAGTTGTTGGTGATTATCACGCACGAGCGTATGAATTTCGAGTGATATTTAACTCAACAGATTCATCAAGAAACATAGACGTTTCAACTTTAGAGGTGACAGTAGATATGCCAGATAGAAACGAAAGAGCGCAAAGCCTAACCGTTCCAGTCGGTGGATCAACAATCACTTATGCTAACGCTTTTAAAGATGTGCCAAGTCTTGGTATTACTGCTCAAAATGTAGATGGCAATGATTGGTATTCGTTAGCTAATGAAACATCAACGGGATTTAGTATTGAATTTTTTAATGGAAATAACTCTGTTGAAAGAAATATAAATTATATGGCTACCGG